TCTGGAACATGGCTCATGTGAAAGATGGAGACAAGAGATGGATCAGAAAGGAATATGCAGAAATAAGTAAACTAGATGGAGGTGAAGATAATGCCACTGAAGACAATGCAGAGGGAGTACAGGAACCTGCCGCTACTGATACCGACACAGGAACCACAGAAGAGGCTTGATTCTGAACATTATGTGGAAGGATATGCCGCCACCTTTGAACCTTATACCTTGTGGGAGTTTGATGGGGTAAAGTATTTTGAAACCATTGACCGCCACGCATTTGATACCGCAGATATGAGCGACATCATTTTTCAATACGACCATGAGGGCAAAGTCCTCGCGAGAAAATCAAATAATACGTTAATTGTAGAGGCTGATAATAACGGCCTTTTTATATGCGCCGATTTAGGCAAATCCCAAGCTTCAAAAGAGATGTACGAGGAAATCAAAAGTGGTCTCGTTACTCGGATGAGCTGGGCGTTCACTGTCGAGGAGGAATCTTACAACAGTGAAACAAGAACAAGAACAATCCTGAAGGTCAAAAAAGTATATGACGTGTCGGCTGTTAGCATACCCGCTAATGATGACACGGAAATATCCGCTCGTTCCTACGCAAAGGGAGTCTTTGAGGTAGAGAAGCAGGAGATGCAAGAGCGCGAACGCCAGATTCAAATATTCAATTTTAGAAAGGGGATAAAACGATGAAACTAGCAGAAATAGAAGTCAGGCTCGCTGAAATCGATGCGATGAAGCCCGAAGAAATGGAACTCGAAGCATTAAAGACGGTGAATGAAGAGAGATCAAGACTTGATGCAGAAAAAACAGGCATCGAAACCGAAGCGGCTAAAATTAAAGAATCGAGAAAGAAAGTTGCCGAAGATATAACCCTACCAGTAATCAAAGAATTCAAAGAAGAAAATAAGGAGGAAAGAAAAGTGGAAAACATGAACGTAGAATATAAAAGCGCATTTCTTAAGAATTTACTAGGGGTGGAGCTGAACGAGGCTGAAAAAAGGGCATTCGTTCACACTACCGTAAACACTGAGGTAGTAATGCCTGAAGAACTGCAAAATAAGATCTATTCGACTATGGAAGAGGCTCATCCTATTTTCAAGGATGTCCAGGTTCTTAGAACCGGTACAGTAATCTCCATCGTTAAGCACACCACAATCGTTGCGGGCGATGCTGCAATCGTCGGAGAAGGCGTTGCCAATGCAGATGAGGAGAATACTTTCATTAACGTATCTCTTTCCGGTAAGGACTTCAGCAAGCATGTTGACTTCTCTTACAGACTTGGAAAGATGGCAATTCCAGCCTTCGAGCAGTATCTTGTTAAGGAAATTTCTGATAGAATCGGCGCAGCCATGGCAAGAGATATTGTGGCACAGATCAAGCTTGACCTTGCAGCGGCCAATAAATTCTCGGCAGTTCTGCCAGGCACATTTGCGCTAGCTGACGCTCTCAAGGGCCTTGGATTACTGAAGAGCGTGGGCAGGGTTAACATCTACGCAAACAGTGCAACCCTTTACGGAAAAATCGCTTCCATGAAGGATGCCACGCTACAGCTTTCCTTTATTCCCAACTACCAGGAAGCGATTTCCGCACAGCTCTTAGGTAAGGGAATCAAGGAAGAAGACGCCCTGGCTGATGGTGAAATCCTTGTGCTTGATCCTACTCAGTTCATCTACAACATGGTGCAGGATATCATGCTTGAGAGGGACAAAAACATCAAGACACACGTCAATACCATCGCTGGATTTGCTATCGCTGAAGGTACTCTCACAAACGACAAAGCTGGCGCACTGGTTACAGTAGGCGTGGCGGTATAGTCATATGAAAGTGAGGGCGTTAATTAGATTTAATGACCTCAAAGAAAACATCGTCCGAGAAGTCGGAGATGAATTTATAGTATCAAAGGAGCGGTTTGAAATAATAACCGCTCTTGGTCCTATAATCCGAGAGGTTAAGGGGGCAGATAAAGATGCTCATAGATGATGTTAAACTCAATCTTAGAATTACACACAGTTCCATGGATGCTGAGATTTTGGATCTCGTCGATGCGGCGAAGATGCAGTTAAAGCTCTCAGGGATAGTGGAAGCCGCTATGTTGGACACTGATCCAATGATAAAGCGAGCAATCATCCTATACAGCAAGGCTAATTTCGGCCTGGATAATGCAGAATCGGATAAGTACCAGATACGATTTGACAGTCTTGTAGCTCATCTCTCCATGTGTCCGGAATACAATACATCGGCGGTGGTATAGATGTGGAAAGACATAATTGAACTGGGTACTCCACCGGTAATTACAACCTACGAACAGCCAGACATTCCCTCGGTGTGGGTAGAAATATTTGCTAACAAAAAATCGGTAAGACAGTCTGAGTTTTATCAGGCTGCAGGAGCAGGTTTAAAGCCTGAACTCGTATTCGAGATTAAGAGTTTTGAATATGCCGATAACAAATACATCAAGCACGAGGGAAAGCTGTATAGCATTTTAAGAACATATATCAAGAGTGACATTATTGAACTGGTGGTGTCGCTACCATGACAAAGGTAACTGGCGCTATTCAAATTGGCGACTTTGACAGGGCTTTTGGCAAGCTAATGATCAAGTACACCACGGATGTGGAAGAAGAAATTGCAGAAATGACCGCAAGGCTTGCTAAAGAAGCCACCAAGGAACTCAAAGCCGTATCGGCAGCCACTTTTAAAACCGCCCAGGATAAGCCCTACAACAAGGGCTGGGCGGTACAAAATGAGAGTGTCAGGCATCGGTCAAGATACGTTATTCACAACAAATACAAGCCCGGACTGGCTCACCTACTTGAACACGGACACGCGAAAACAAACGGCGGAAGAGTTCCCGGAAAGGTACACATCCAACCAATCGAAGAAAAGCTAGTCAAGGACTACGAAGATAATGTCAAAGCAATCATTGAGAATGGGGTGATCTAGTTGAGGGATATAAGAACACTGTTGCAATCGTTAAATATTCCTGTCGCAGAAGAAAGCTTTTACACAGCCCCTCAACTGCCATATCTCATTTTTATGGAGTCGAGGACAGTGAGAGGCGCAGATAAGAAAAACAACATTGCTGATCGTGATATCACACTAGAATTTTATGCCAAAGAGATAGACCTGCTGAAGGAAGCTGAGATTGATGCAATACTCAACGGCATCCCGATAAGGTTCGACAAAGATAGAACGTGGTTATCATCCGAAAAGATGTATGAAACCATATACTCATTCGAATTTACAGAAAAAATATAAGGAGGCAGAAATATGTCAACAGCAGATGAAAAAATTGTATTAGGCTCGGGTAAATTGTATGTAATGGAGTTTACCGCACCGATCATTCCGACAGACCTTTTACTGGAAATCGCTGATAACCTACTTGGAAACATCCAGGGCGGTGCAACTCTTGATTACAAACCTAGCTTTTACGAGGCTAAGGACGATTTGGGGTTAGTATCCAAGACTGTAATGACCGATGAAGAGGTCACACTGAAATCCGGAATCATGACTTGGAACGGCAATACACTAAAAAAGCTTTGCTCAACGGCAAGGGTGACTGAAGCAGTGGGAAAGAGAACGGTCAAGATCGGCGGTGTCGCCAACCAGGACAGAAAGAACTATGTCATTCGGTTCGTCCACGAGGATGCTATCGATGGTGATATCCGGGTAACAATAGTAGGAAGCAATCAGGCTGGATTCAGTCTGGCATTCCTGAAGGACAAGGAAACCGTCATCGATGCTGAATTTAAGGCAATGCCTCACGATTCAGAAGGAACCAAGATCATCTTTGAGGAAGAAATACCAACAGTGTAACAAAATGGGGGAGCTTAACTGCTTCCCCCTTTTTTTGAAAGGAGATTTTATATGTTTGACTTATCTACAATTAACAAAAGATATTTTGATATCAAGCTGAATGACCTAGTGCTAGAAGTCGAGCCGCCAAAGGTAAAGACGCTTAAGAAGATAGTTAACCTTACAAGGAATGCCAAGAAAGAAGATGGACTGGATGACATGACAGATGCAATCCGAACCCTCTTAAAGAAAAACAAAGATAACAAAGAAGTTCCAGCAGAGATCATCGATGAACTTGATTTCGACGAAATGAGCATGATTCTTACTGCATTTTTCGAGTGGCTCACAGGTGAAAAAATCTCAAAAAACTAAAAATCCCCTACTACCCAGGAGCAGAGGGAAACCAGGGGAATGAATACGAAGTCAATACAAAGGAAGAGAAGATCATATCGGATTATACCGGCTATGATTTTGACAGAATCGAAAAATTAGGAGTGCTCGAATACTGGCTATACCTACGGGATGCAGTCATATACAACCACAGCATGACACAAGAGGGCAGAAATTACCTTGATGATTGTTGGAGGATGGAGCAGGTAAGCCCAGACAGACGGGCGCTGAGAAGAAAATATAGGGGAGGTGAGTAAATGGCGAGCAAGAATTTAAAAGGAATCACAATCGAAATCGGCGGTGATACCGGTCCGCTGGCAAAAGCATTAGCAGATGTCAACAAGAAATCCAGGGACCTGGAAGGCGAACTGAAAGAAGTCAACCGTCTTTTGAAATTGGATCCTGGCAATACAGTATTGGTCACTCAAAAGCAGAAACTCCTTGCCGATAGCGTAACGAATACTAAGGGCAAACTTGAAACCCTTAAAGAAGCGGAGAAACAGGCACAGGCACAGTTTAAAAAGGGCGATTTATCTGAGGAACAATATCGAGATTTACAAAGAGAAATCGTCAACGCCGAAACAAAGCTGAAGAGCCTGGAGGCACAAGGTAGACAGACCAATGCGGTTCTTTCGAAGGACCAGGCCATAGGAAACCTAAAGAATATAGGCAAAGCGGCGGCAGTCGGAGCAGTTGCTGCAGGTGTCGCAATAGGCGGAATGGTTGTGAAGGTTGTCGAGAACGCTGATGAGCTTCAGAGACAAGCAGATGTTACAGGATTATCCGCAGAACGATTACAAGAACTGGAATACGCAGGTAATAATCTCGGTGTCAGCTTGGACACCATCACAGGCGCGCAGACAAAGCTCACGAAGTCGATGAATTCAGCAAAGAATGGCACCAAGGAAACAACACTAAGTCTTGAAGAACAAGAGGCGATATCTCTCAAGGTTGAGCGGGCTCAAACGAACTACAACGAAGCTATAAAAAAGCATGGAAAGAACAGCTTAGAGGCACGAGAAGCCAGCCAGAAGTTGAATGAAGCACAGGCTGTATCAGAAATAACTCTCTCAGGATCCGCAGCGGCATTTGATAAGTTAGGCATCAAAGTAGTGGACAGTAATGGAAATCTGAGAGACAGCAAAGTAGTCATGCAGGAAGCCTTCGACGCACTAGGTAAAGTCGGAAACGAAACCGAACGCGATGCGCTGGCCATGGAGATTTTTGGTAAGTCAGGCATGGAACTGAATCCAATCATCAAGGCTGGTGGCGATGAGCTCAATAGACTATCCGAAGAGGCAAAGACAAGCGGTGCTGTAATGAGCAACGAAGCTGTAGCCGGCTTAGATAGTTTTGGCGATACCATAGACAATTTGAAATCATCAGTGATGGGTTCATTCGGTGAAAAATTCGCGGAACTTCTACCGACTATCCAGGGATTTCTGGACAAACTGAAAGAGCTGCCTAATTGGATTAATCAGAACCAAACCCTTTTAATTATTCTAGGTGTAGGAATAGCTACCATTATAGCGTTAGTTATAGCATTTAATATACAACAATTACTTTTAAATTCTACAACGGGAATATGGGCATTTGTTGCAGGAAATGCTACCTTTGCTACAACAGCCCTCGGAGCGGCCTTTACATTTTTAACAAGTCCTATAGGTTTGATTATCTTGGCAATAGCCGCCATGATTGCCATTGGTATACTGCTTTATAAAAATTGGGATACGGTTAAATTAAAAGCGGGTGAACTGTGGACGAAAATCAAGGGCGTATTTGGAAAAGTCGAGGAAGCCATTACAGGTCCATTCGCAGCGGCAAAGAAAGTTGTCGGTGGCATTGTGGACGGAATAAAAGGATTCTTTGATTTTGAATGGAAACTACCCAAGATTAAAATGCCTCACTTCTCAGTAACATGGAGCACAGCAGGCTTTTGGGGTGGCGTTGGAGAGTTCTTAGGACTGCCCGGAAAGCCGTCAATTGGTGTGGATTGGTACGCTAAGGGCGGTATATTCGACCAGCCTACATTATTCAATACGCAGTACGGCCTAAAAGGTGTCGGAGAGGCAGGTCCTGAAGTTGTCGCACCACTAAGCGACTTAAAAGGTATGCTCGGACTGGACGGATCCAATCAGGGATTATCAGTAAACATAGAACAATTCATAAACAACCGGAAACAGGATGTACAAGCATTTGCTGAAGAGCTTGAATTTTACAAATTACAGGCATCCAAGGCGAGAGGAGGAAGGTAATGGGACCGTTTTTTATTTGGAAAGGAATTAACTCCCTGGACATGGGAATCATGGTTACAAAGCTTCCTCCCTACGAACGTCCTAATGCGAACATTGAGAAAAAAGTCGTACCCGGAAGGGATGGATTTTTAACAGAAGATGACGGGACTTATGCGGAGATAATAAAACCGTGCGAATGCGTACTCGATGAGGGCAACGTGCACGAACTAGGCGAATGGTTAACCGGTACTGGTGAAGTCATCCTATCCAATGATCCAGACATGAAATACAAAGCGACCATCATCAACAAAATTCCATTAACCAAAATCATTCCAACCTTACATGAGTTTATCGTACAGTTTGATTGTCAGCCATACGCTTATGATGCAGTACAAGACGTTATAACTATCACGGGTGCAAATACCCTGGTCAATCCACAGAATGTCTCCTGCAAGCCAATACTCAAGGTCTTTGGTACAGGAAACATCGCGCTCACAATCGGAGCCTGGAACATTTATTTATACAATGTTGTGGACTATGTGACCATTGATTCAGTGCTCATGGATGCCTACAAGGATACGATTCTGAAGAATAATGACATGTCTGGAGATTTTCCGGAGTTTGTGCCGGGTGAGAATCCAATTAGCTGGACCGGAACGGTCACAAAGATAGAAATTACTCCCAATTGGAGATGGTTATAATGATTCAGATTTATGGCAAATCTACAACTGTTTTTTCACGAAACGGGAGAGTCTTGCACGAGGCTCTCTCTTGTTATGCGGATGAAGAACTCAATGGGAAACATGAAGCTGAATTGGAATATCCATTGGACAAGGCCGGCAAGTGGAGAGAATTAACTGAAGGCAGCCTGATAAAGGTTGATGACCAGATATTCAGAATCTACAACAAAAAAAAGACCCTTCAGGGGATCTCGGTCAATGCAAGGCACCTATTTTATGACAACCTGGACAACTTCCTGGAGGATGTCAGGCCGGAGAATCTGTCAGGTGTACTAGCTGGACAATGGATTCTAGCAAGAACACAATACCCTCACTTATTTACAGTGTCTGGAACCTTGGGCGGAAACGCAACAAGGTACTTCATCAGAAAGAACGTTGTGGAAGCCTTCATGGGCGACACCGGAATCATTAACACCTGGGGTGGAGAGATAGAACATGATAACTATAATATCATCCTACGTGGCACCAGAGGGCTCGATAGGGGCGTCCACATCCGGTATGGTAAGAACATCCTTGGTATAGAGGAAACGCTCAACCTGGATGAGGTATGCACGAGAATGATGCCAGTGGGTAAAGACGGACTACTCTTACCGGAGAAGTACATCGACAGCCCATATCTGGCAAATTATCCTTACCCTAAAATTAAGACATATGACTTTAGCGATGCTGAGACAGAAGCGGATTTGAGAACTGCAGCACAAGCGCTCATGGATAATGGAGAAATCGATATCCCTAAAGTGAATTACAAAGTGGACTTTATCGAACTATCCAAGACTGAGGAATATAAGGACTATGCGGTACTTGAACGGATTTACTTAGGCGATACCGTTACAATTAAGCATAGCAAACTAGGCTTTGATTTAAAGGCTCGCGTAATCAAGGTCAAGAAGAATATTCTGACCGGCAGAAATGAAAACCTCGAGCTAGGGTACTTTCTTCCAAATCTGGCGTCGAGTTCCAACAGTGTAGGCAACGTTTTAATCAACATGGCGGAGCTTATTCGGAACAATAAATCATCAATGCAACAGGCTATTGACGACGCTACTTTATTGCTAACAACAGCACTAGGCGGATATGTGGTCAAGCGAAATGGCGAAATCCTTATCATGGACACAGAAGATCCAATGACCGCCGTAAAGCTATGGAGATGGAACTTGAATGGTTTTGGATATTCCAAGACAGGAATCAACGGACCGTTTGAATTAGCAATCACAATGGATGGAAAGGTAGTGGCGAACACGGCTTTCTTTAACTCTATTGTGACGAACTTAATTGCTTCAGACATCGGATCTAGCTTGAACCTAACAAG